CCGGTGGCGGTGAGTGAGCGGCCATGGGAGAAAGGCGGCTGGACTGACCTGGACGGCGAATGCTGGTGGTGCCCGCCGGATGGTCCGGCCTACTGGAGCATGGCCAACCCGGCGATGGTCTACGGCGGCTGGCTGCTCCCCGCCCACGCCATTCCGCTGCCCCACGCCATCCCGCTGCCCCAGGCCGGGGAGGTGTCCAATGTCTGAATGCCTCCCGGACATCCCCGCCGGCTCGACCATCCGCCAAAACCCGGATGGATCCTGGCAGTATCAGCGGCGATCTGTTGGCCCCTGGATCCGGATGCCAGCCCCGCAATTGGGGTTGCCGTGGCTGACCGATGGACCGGCTGTGCCCGAGAGCAGGGAACCGGCCTCCGTCGCTGCTAACCCTATCCCCCTAAGCCCCGCCGCGCAGGCTGTCTGGGACGCCTGGAACGATGCCTACGAAGCGCAGGGACCATTGGAGGACATGGGCCAACCCCTCGGTGCCGCCCTCCGCGCTGTTGCGGATCGAATGATGAGCCGCCTGCTTGGCGACATTTACCACCCAAAATATCTGGAGGGCATCGAAGCATCGGTGGATTTTCTGGAGAAGATCGCCGCTGAGCTGGAGAACGGGGCCAATGTGTAGCAAATCGCAGGGTTTTTACGGTTTGAACAGTACGCTCTCCCGCGCCTCGCAGGCGGTTGAAGCCGCCATCCTAAAAGTTGCCAGCGTCCCAGGCCTTGAGCGACGCCGAATCATTGCCGCCGCCGCCCTCCGCGCCGCTGCGAATCAGGCGCATCCCAAGGCTCACATTGAAAACATTGCCTACACCCATCAAAACTATGTTGATGGGTGGAAAGATGCTCTTGATGTTATTTTAGGCATCTCCGACGAATTGGAGAGCCAGCCATGAACAACCAAGGGACCCAAGTAACCGTGACAGACAAAGTAATGTCAGCGATCTCCGCAGAGAAGGTTACCTGCTCTCCCGCTGCCTGGCGACTAGCCCGCCGCAATGGTGAGCTGATCCTCCAGGCCGGAAGCATGTGGATTCAAGGCAAGGAAAGTGGTATCGAATGGAACGATGTGCCAACCGTGAACTTAGACGAACTGGAGGTTAGTGGGTAATCCGAGAAAACTTCATTGCAAGGTCTGTGGGGCAAAAGCAAAGCTAATCGAAACAAGACCTCACTTAAATGGAAGCAGGCGACGTAGGTACAAATGTCTCTCCGAAAGCTGCAACCATCGCTGGAGTGAGTTTATTGGTTCAAGATCGAAACATTCCATTCGACAGGAGGCCATAGCCATGGGTGCTCGACAGGGAAGCGTTTCTCAGTTATGCTACAATTGCCATCACTATAAAGAAAGTTGTAGCTTCGGATTTCCCGATGCTATTGACGATCCGTCCTTTGCTACTATTTGCAATTTATTTCAACCCCAAAACCATGACTAACCGACAAACTGGTTTTCTTTCTGATCGCTACATTCGTTCCTTTGCGGAAGAAGGAATGATTACTCCATTTGAGTACGATAAAGTTCGCAAGATTAAATTTGATTCTTGGGATCTTTCGCAAACAGGTTTGTACAGAGATCCCCGCACCGGCCTGGTAAACAAGTGCTCCGCTCCAGCTATTAGCTTTGGGTGCAGTAGCTACGGTTACGACCTTAGGCTCGCGCCTCACGATTTTCGTATTTTTCACCATGTCCCTGGATTAATTGTAAACCCAAAAGCTTTTGATGATCGCTGTCTGGTATCAACGGAGCTTTATGCCGACGGGTTCGGTGAGTATTTTATTCTTCCCGCTCACACCTATGCACTTGGCGTAACGCTTGAACGACTTAAACTTCCACCTAACATTACAGCACTATTCATTGGTAAAAGCACTTACGCTCGCTGTGGGATTATTGTAAATACAACCCCTGGTGAAGCTGGATGGGAGGGGTTTCTGACGCTTGAGATCAGCAACAGCTCTGGTGCTGACTGTAGAATCTACGCGAATGAGGGAATTGCCCAAGCGCTCTTTATGGAAGGCAGTGTTTGCGATAACCCTTATGGCGAAGGAAAGTATCAGGATCAGGGGAATGTTGTTACTTTGGCGAGAATCTAACGGAAATGACACTAACAATTGAGCAAACAAAGGAGAATGTGAGAGCAGTTCTCTCTTATCCATTGACTACCAGTCACGCTGAAATATCGCGCCTGACAGGTATTCATCGTGAAATGATTAGAGAGATTAGATTTGGAATAAAATTCGACAACATACTACCAAGCCTACCCCGCCTTGACCCTAAAAGCTTCAGGCAAAAATGCTACCACTGCGTTCAATGGAAGCCAGGTACAGAAGAATTCCAGGGAAGCTGTACCCTTGGTATCCCAGAGTGTGTATCTGAAGGTTCAACGTGGGCTCGCGGTTGTGGAGCATATAGCGCAATTGGAGAGCAAGCATGACAACAGACTGGAGGGCGATTTCAATCAAGCTTAGGGATGCGTTGGCGGCAAGTGAAAAGTTCTGGGAGCACAGAGACCTGCTCCGACAGGTAGATGACTTGCTAATGGATGAAGACGAGAGGACTCCATTGAAGTGGATCGGACTTCCGACTGGAGTTCAAAATGCACTAATGCGATCAGGCTGTGATACGATAGAAAAGCTTGTCAAGCTTAGGAAGGAACAGATACTCTCAATTCGCGGAATAGGAGAAAGGTCTATTCCTGTAATCGCAAGATCAATCAAAAATTGGAACAGTGTAAATTATCCTGCAGGAGATCCTTTGCCATTTGTAGATGAGTAGCGCTAATTTCTTCGGTCAAGGGCTCGCCTTTCGCTAGCACAAGCTCTACCTCCAGATGGCGGACCCTACCTAAAAGCATATTTATAGTAGCTTCGTGTTGATACCAGTCAACTAAAAGTTTATCTGTCAATTCGTTTAATTCATCCCTGCCAAGCTTGGCCGCTTTCCGCCGGTCCATTTCGCGGTCCAGTAGAGCGGTCAGACTGGGCTCAGGAGGTGTGAACCACTTACCGCAAGTCTCCAGGGGATCAGCCATGACACAGCCACAGTCAATTCAGTCTAATCGAAACAACGAAATGCCCTATGTCACCGTTGGCACAGACGAAAGCGGTTCGGTCTGCTGGGTCGTTATCGAAGGAGAAAAGATAACGAGATTTTCGGGCGGCAAGGAAGCATTTAAAGCCTTAGGTGTAGCTATGGGAGAATACGGTGAACCCAGGCTTGGCCAAGATTGACATTTGGGATTTCTTTGCTGCGATAAAGGTTGCTTGCATCCCATCTACTTGTTCCGGCAACACAGGCGGCATAGATAATTCTATCGCTGTAAAAGCCATCAAAGAATTTTACGGTTGGCTTGTTGTAACTCCAGGAAGGGCCGTCAAATTCACTCCACGGATCTTTTACGTTAAAGCTTGCACGATTGTTTTCGTGTAGCTTTACACCATCAAGTGCAATAACGTGACCGCTACCAGTAAACCAGCCGTGAGTAATCAAGAACTCACCGGCTTTTAGGTATCCTACCATGTCATCAATGGAGGCGCTTTCATCGTAGATATACTTTTTCCCTTTAAAGCGCCTGAGAACTTGTCCCATATTCGACGGATGGCCAGCTTCGCCCAATCGAATTAATTGGCTCCTAATGTCGTAAATATCTTTTGTGCCAATTGCCATTGCAATGCAGGCAGATTGACAGGTGCTGCCATCAGGCTGGGATAGGTTCAAAGCATGAACCCTTGTACCCCACTCAGATTGCATTTGATTCGGCGCTGGTTGAGTCATGGCTGTTTATGCTTGAAGGGTGACCTGTGTAATTGTTTTCCATCCAAGCAATTTTAGCTGTGCAATTTTTGCTACAGCCTGGCTTGGTTCTAGGTCAAAGACGACTGGTTGTCCGTCTTGGCCCCTTGGTGTTGGTTGCTCGCAAATTAAACGAACAAAATGATGTGACATCGTTATTGTATCGCCGCTCAGGACTGTTCGCCCTTCTTGGAAGTGGTATCAGGTCGGCGGCGCTGGCCGAACCCCAGGAGCTTCCCAGCGGCTGGCAATGCACCTTGGATGGGACTGGGCACCAACACACCCAGAGCCCAGTTCCATCGGCTCTCACAGGCCACCCAAGGGCTTGGGGCGCGGTATTCGCAGATCCCGATGTAGCTCGCCAGCATTCCAGCAGTAATCCAGTTCATGGTGCAGACTTATTGATGGAATGGCTTTCAGTATGTGTCAATGCCTTAGTGATGTAAGGCGCAACAAAGGGAAGTGAAAAAGTTAAGGCTAGGCATATACCAGTCCATTTAGCAATATCTTTTTCAACATTGCTAATCTTGTTTTCTGCTGCAGTTAACTCGTCACGGGAAACAGCGCTTTTTTCCAAAACACCGATTCTGGTAAACGCTGCGTTAATGTCATCTCGTTTTTCACCGACAAGCGTAATTAGGGTAGCAACTTGCCCCTTAAGTTCACCAATCTGGACGAGAATATCGCCGTGTGTTGGCTCGTTTACTGCCATGGCGAGGTAGGCTGCCAGTCCCTGTCTCAGGCAGTATAGCTGCCTGCGCTGATAGGGCAGGAGCTTTTTGCAAAACAAAAGGCTTGCGCCTTGTGACTGTTAACGCAATCGACTTAGGGGCGTAGGCGGAGGATATAGTTTGTCATCAAAAGTCAGCGAATGGCGCGGTGAGAGACGTTTTCCGGTGACATGTTTAAGATGGCCCTCTACCTCAGTTTTCCCGAGCCCCCAGCGCCTCCACGAAATCCGAAGGCAGATCAAACTGCTCGGCCAGCGCCTGCACGGCAGCCAGCAGTTCGGCTGAGATCAGGTTGAGTGCGAGGGCCATACTCCAGGACGACAGGAAAACGCGTGCATCGCCGTCAGCCGCCTTGCCCAGGCCAACGCCCAGGCCCAGGCCCAGGGCTGGTGCCTGCTGCAGGGCTGCACCGAGAAGGGTATTGATCGCCGGGCTGGCCTGAACTGCAGCGCCGAACTCGACCCAGCGGGGCTGTGGTGTAACCGTGGGTAGCTCCACCAGCTCCCAGGCTTGTCGCCAGGCGCCATTGATCAGCACTGGATCAACCTCCACGGCCTGGAACAACGAGGAGTCGTGATCAGGCTGCGGTGTGCGGGCGTAGACGATCAGCAGGATGGGCGGATCCAGGGCGGCATAGCTGGCCAGCTCGGCAGGGTGCGGATTGCTGCTGACGGATAGGCGTGGTTCGTCTGCCCGGAGCTGCGCCGCTGAATAGGGCCACTGCGGGCCGGTGGGGCGTAGGCGGAGGATGGGGAGCATCAGAACGCCACCCCTATGGCGGTGATTAAGGCCGTAACTCTGTTATCAAACAGCGTAAGGTCTAGGGATTGACCGATTGAATAGAAAGCAATGCGAGCTGATGTTCGCTCACCAGAGGGGTTAGTGGCGTATACAAAGATGGGACCTGAACTTGGCGTCTCACTTGTTCTAGCAAAGCTAGTCGTTATGCCACCATTACGACCTTGCACGATGCTTGCACTGCCACGGTTGCAGCCTATAAACCCGGCAGTGTTCCCTATTCTATACACGCCCTGCGAACCATTGACATATATCTGGTTAGATAATGAGGTTCCACCCTCAATAATTGCACTCCAGCCGGCGCCAGTGTACGAAGCGCCTATGTAGCCTCTAGTGCTTGTTCTTGTGTCTGGAGTCGTAGCGTAAACCATGATATGCTTGCTGTCTTGACCGTCTGCATTGTTATTCCGATTGCTAAACAGATACTTAGTGGTGCCATCTCCCACCAGCCCCGTCTTCCGGTTGTAATCACCAGAAACAAAATTGTTATTGGTTGGCGCAGTTCCTACCAGCGGCACAAGCGCACCAGCCAGCGTCCTTGCACCAGCAAGAATGCAGCTGGCTTTAATCGCGCTCCAGATGTTGTCTACCTTGCAGCCAACGACAAAATCATTGATAGCTTGTTTCGTTGCTGCTTCTAATGATTGACCGTCTGCCGCTTCGACCGCTGTGATGTAAGTCTGCGCGTCGGTGTCGTAGCCATTTAGCCCTCCCAAAAAGCCTAGATCCCGCAGGCTCAGCGTTGTCATCCCTGCACCCCATAAGCTGCAACGCAATCGGCATTGTTAGCACCGAAGAACGTAAGACTAAGCACAGCCGTCTTGCTAGCTGCCAGGCTGCTGGGTTTGGTCCCCAGGAACACCCACGCCGCCGGGAAAGTCAGGGTGCGATTCGTGGCATCGCAGACCAGGCGCAGCGTCACCTGGCGGCCTGAAGCACGGTTCAGGGCCGTCAACTCTAAGTTTCCAGTTAGACTGATTGTGCAATACTTACCGGCCAGCGATAACATATCGAGATCAACCGTGGAGGCATAGGTGATCGTGCTGGCGGTGAAGGTGATTGGCAATTTTGCGGCGTCGTTGCCGTCGAGCTTCTGAATCGCCTGCAGGATCGAATCTGTTGCGGCAACAGTCCCGGCGCTGCTGGTAAAGCCAGTGATTGGTGTTGCGCGGACGTTGGCCTGGGTGAAGCCATCAGTGATCCCGTAACCGCTCAGCGTGGTGGGCGTGCTGGTGATCGTCGAGAACGCCTGGGTGCCGGTGTGATTCCCCCTGGCCAGCAGGGTGGCGTCTGAGCTGTTTGCCGTGGCCCCGGCGGCAATGCCATCGAGCTTGGTCTTAGGCGCCGATCCAGTCCACCACGAAGCCGCCGCCGCCTCGCCTCTGGCAGTCGTGAAATAGAGATTGACCGACCCTTCTGCCACCGCATCGGTAGATCCAGGAGATGAAACAACCTCCACATAGATAGAGCCTGACCAGCGCCAAATCCGATTGGTTGCCAAGCTGACGTATAACTTCCCTGTTTCGCCTGTTACCGGGAACGCCGCAAACGTGGCAAACTCCAGAACGTCGTCAACAAAACCAGGAAGTTGGGCTGGTGGCACCAGACCGCCGACCAGATCGGCTTTACTGGCCAGACCTGAGGACAGCGCAGAGCTGGATGCTGCGCCTGAAACATCGGCAACAGCGAGCACCACCGCTCCAGTGCGTCCCGCCACAGACTGAACAGGGGCTGCCGCTGCTGCCTCTGCCGGGCTGGCTTTCAGGTTAAGCGCTGTTTGCGTAGCTGTAGATATTGGCTTGGCAAGGTCGCCGGTGTTGTCAACATTGCTTAGTCCAACATCTGCCTTGACTAACGTAACAGCGCCTGTTCTTCCTGCTACCGATTGAACAGATACCTGATCAAGGGTTACCAGCCGGTATTGGTATGCGTTTACTCCGTCCTTTTGTACAAACTTTCCGGCGTCAGCAGTGCCAGCGGGCAGGCCAATACCAGGGGGGCCAGCGGACTCGACCTTAATAACAAGAACTTTGCTGGGATCAAAATAAGTAGAAGTCATGCTGTGTAGCCCTCGCTAACAAAAAGAATTCCTTCAAGGTAATACTCTCTCAAGCCGCCTGGATTGACAAGCATTACATCATAAAAGACTTCACTAGGAAATGCACTTGTTTGATTGCTGGTAAGTGAAATTGTAATTGATCCAGTTACTCGATCTCTGTAGTTAACCGCAAAGTCAGCGTATTTAGTAGTGCGATCTTCGTTCCATGCTTGAGCAATAACGTTCCATCCGATTAAAACAATCGGATTAGATGCCCCATCCGTGAACTGAAGCGACAGGTCAAAGTCTGCTCTGCGCTGAAGTTCAGTGTTGTACTTCCCAGGAGAGATGGCCATGACGGCATTCTACCAACAGAAGCGCGTGGAGCTATTCGCCGGGAGGAACCACTAGGCTGTTTTCAATTTCCCTGATCATATCTAAGGAATAAGAGTGAGATGCGTAAGGATCAGTGCCAGCAGCTAGAAACTGTTTGAGTAGAACAGAATGTTTCCGTACACGCTCAGGGGCGGTGCAGATGTAATCAGGGTCAAATGGGAGTGGCATGATTAGGCGGCGAAGTTAGCAGGACGGATGTTGGTGCCGTATTCAGGGCTGATGCCCCTGACCCAGCTAACCAGGCCAAGGTTCAAGTCTAGTGTCGTTGAGTTGTTGTCTCTGGTAGTAATAGATCTAGTTGCATTCGTTTTGACTACGGGATTGGCCTCTCCGTAAGTGGCTGAACCTTGAACAAAAGGAGCAACCGAAATGTTGGTATTTGGGTCCAAGATGCCTGCCTTAAGGAATGGTGAAGATCCTCTCTGCCACCTGTTACCAAGGGTGACTTCACATCCTCCTTCTACCTCACCTAGGGTGTTGCCGAGTAAAATGCCTCTAGTTTTGACGGTGTTATGGCCGTTGGACCCAAACCGACCCAAGAACCCCTGCCATACCGGCCTGGTGCTACTGATGCCATTAATATTAAGCCAAACCCACTCAAAAGAAATGCCATACTTTGCGTGAATAAATTGATCAAGGAATGGTCCGCTGTCGTAATCCCCTGTCGCTGGGTACGCCAACCCTGCGGCTGGGGTAAAACTATTGGGAGCAGTTGATGCTGTGCTACTCGCCAAAAGGTGGATATGGTTTGGCAGTAGCTTGCCCGTGAGGTCAGCATACCAATCATTAACTCCCTCGCTTATCGTACCGGCATCTGCTGTCCGCACTACATAGTTACCGTAAGAGCCAAGTGCTCTGATGTTGAGCTTATTGACTGTCATTGTGCTAATAAAGGTATGATAGAACTGTCTGTGTGTCCAGGGGGCAGGGACGAGGGCTCCGTAGTGATAACCTCCAGAACCATCAAGCGCGGTCGTGATGGCGGTAGCATTGCCAGCACTGATTCCAGCGCTTGTGATTGTCGTGTTACCTCTCAGGTAAATGTTTCGGATTTCAAGTGGAACCTCGGTGGACACATCAATGTATGCGGGCCTGCCGCCGCCAAGGTTTTCCTTGTGCGATGGCAAACCAGGACCAAAAATGCAATCCTGAAGTTCTATGAGATCAGTCGCCCGTGATTTAATCTGTATAACAGGATAGTCGCACCATGTGGAGAACTGACCCGTGAAGCCTGTTGTATTCCTGACGCTACTAAGAAATGCGTCAACATTGGATGAAACAATGCTTGAATAGGTCAGGTTATTGATTTGTGCTGTCGTCAACTGTGGACTACCGGAAAACATAAACAATCCCGCCCTCTGAGCCGCGTTTACGCCAACGTATTTAATCGTTTCCGCTAACCCAAGAAACGCGAATCCACCAAGAAATTTAACGCTTTTCTCAAAGACCATTGTATTATTGTAATTCGCAATATGCAAATTGTAACTTCCACCCGTCATGCCCGCTTGAGGACCAAAACGCAGAACAAGGCGCAAGCAAAGTATTTGCGGAATCAGCGATGCGTTATCGTAGCCTGTACCGTCGTAATAGTTATTTGGCACAGTCGCTGAGCCTAGGCTATTGCTTGGAAACGGCATTGCCGTAAATGTACTGTTCCACGCCTCAAGCCTTACCTTGCATGTCCAATTTGACCCCGAGTGGTAGTAGCCGGGGCATACCTTAATTACTGCAGTCTGCTCTGAACCGGCAAGCACGTAATTTGCATATTCAGCAGCACGGGCAAGACTTGGAATAGCATCATCGGAGCTTGTTGGCGGCCTCAGCTTCATGCTGTTTAGGTCACGATCGGTAGCCTCACTATTGACGAATATAAAAATTTCCCCCGTTAAAGCACTAACTAGCTGGTTTGCATTCTTCCAAGCATTTAAAGCCGGTACTGTCACAATCTCAGGCGAGCCGTCGATTGACGCATCGTTTATAGCAATCGAAGCGGCGGGTCCGGTCTTAATTACCTCGGTATAACGTGCCAGCTTGGCTGGGCCAAGTCTTGTCGTTTGAGCCTGTTGAGTGGTTTCAAAGTTAATTGGACCCCTGAAGTTAGCCGCTCCGTCTACAGTAAACTCACTTGTTACGGTAAGTGTTGGGAAGACGCTACTCTGAGCAACATCACCAGCGCCAATGCTTTCAACACTAAGCGTCCGACCAGTTGTTGTATCTTCCAGTCCACGCGGCGAAACCAACAGCCCATCTTCTTGGCTTCCTTGTGGAATAACACGACCGCCACCTTGGCTGGTAAAATAATATGTAAATCGGTTCTGAGCGCTCATATCCTGTGCTGCAGCAGGCACAGATTTTGAGTAGTTACCGGAACCAGAAGAGAACCAACGATGCGACCCCATCCACAGAGTTGACGGGCGACGGAATTCAATCGGCCAATTCGCAGCCGCGTTTGCGGCCCCGCCAGAGGGGGAGACGCTGCTAAGGGCAAGGCTAGTAGCAGGGTTCGATGTAAGTGCCGTGTTGCGGCTCCTGGATGCCTCTGCGCGGGGAATCAGGGCGGCGTGAGCATCGCTGGAGCCGTACCCCAGTGCGGTCAGCAACAGGAAGGCGCCCAGATAGTCAACGCTGGAGCGATACTGACTATAAATTGCGGCAGAAGTCGTCCAGGCAGTTGCCCAATTAATACCGCAAGTTGCCGTTACTTCGGCACCGTCAGTGTCAGTATCAAAGACAAGCGTAAGAGCTTCGTTTTTAAGGTTATCCTCTGGCGCGTACGACGACTCCATGTGCACATATGTTTCTTGCCATAGAGCCGGATCTGGTGCAGTAGTTGAAGTTGTTAGATCCCTGGAGTTGATGTAGTGCTTGTTGTTGTGAAGAACAACAGTGCCAGACCTATAGGACGTATTGTTTGCGTAGTTAATTGCAGTTCCGCCGCGCCGCAAGGTAATTTCTGCGGTCTTGAGTCCACCACTAGAAGCATCACCAGTGCCGGAGGAGGTAACAAGTAGCAACTCGGTAGTTGGACTAAGTTGACGTGCAATAGATGCTGAAGTGCTACTGGTCTGAAGAACGTAGCTAGATGTTGGGATGCGAGCTGCGGTTGTATTTACAAGCTTAAGCGACATACGCCGCTCAGCGGGTGTACGAGTATCAACAAGGCGACGAACGTAAACACGGCAGCCAACTGCTAGAGAAATGCCGTTGGTATCTAAGCCAATGGCGAAGCCGTTTGGCGTCGTAGCTGCTGCGCTGATATTGAGTGCTGCTGGAGCAACAGACGACCAAGCGCTAGCTGTAACCAAAGCCCGCCAGTCCGTACCTTGCGGATTCTCAATCCACAAATAAGTAGAAGCAGGCAGAGTGTAGCCAGCCTGACCTAGAATATCTGGAATCGTTGAGCTAGTGCCATAGGCCGCAAGCGCACTTGTTAACGTTACAGCGTTAGGGGTAATTGCACTAACGGTTCCCAGGTAATATCGCTGAATATTGCCTGTTTTAAATTCAGGGCTAAGCGGCACCTTGACTGCGTTAATCTGCCAGTTTTTGTCATTTGGAAATGACGAAGCCCTGTATCCCTTCGCAAGTCCAGCCACTCCACCGAACGATGAGTTGCCATTATTGCTGTCGATCTCGCCGCCTGCATCAACAAAGCTTTGAGCACCTTCTCCAATGTCAAAGATCGAAACTTTTTGAATAAAGCCTTCGTTGATAGCGGCAACGCCAATGCTGCGTCGCGCTGGATTTTGTCGAATATTGTCAGGTACTTGCGAAATGTAGTCTGCGTAATTGGAAACCGCTATCCAGTCACCACCGGAATACTTCTGCCAGCAACGCATGTCCCCATTCTCGGAGATGCTTTTTTGCAAACTGACGCCAGTAAAGTTAGCCAGTACAAATGACTTAAAGCCTTGGACCTTAGAGCCGTCAGCCCAGAGTCGCCCCATTCCGAAGTTGGAACGAACAGAACATTGAAAAATGTAAAAGGATGCGGAAGACGTGCTATCCCAAGCCTGAGTAGGAGTGCCACTAACAGGCGCAGCAATAATGTACTCTGTTCCGCGAGCTACAAGTAAAGCTTGGCTTAAGTTGCCGCCAGTACCGCAAGCTGTGAAAACGTTTCCGTAGAACGTATTTAGTTCAGCTTGAGTAGCATGGCCGAACATTGACAAAAGGTGATGCGATTCCGCAAGACCAAGTTTGTCCATAGCAGTGATAGCATAAGCATAGCCACCACCAGTAGTCTTAAATATTTGCCTACGCAGTGCGTAGGTAGCAACTCCATTTGAATAGGTCGGAGTTTCGTCTACGTTTCCATCAGGAACCCAGCTTGGCCTGACAATAGTGTGACGCAAATCACCAAATTCGGAAATGATTGAGGCGCCACGCGGAAGAAGTACGCCACCTTCAACCGGATTAAACTTAATTAAATGCTGCCAGGTCGGAACAAAATTATTCGCCCACGAAGAAACCGCAATGGCCGAAGAGTCTGTCGATGGATTATTATAGACAATGTGCAGGCCTGGAGCCAGTACAATGCAAACGCAGTCAACGTGTGCAAGGGGATCGCTGATATACCAGTTTTTGCTGGTAATAATTGCCGCTTCGATGACAGCACGGTTGATCGTTTTAAATGGTGCGTGGCGCGTATAGCCACACGTAAGTCGCTGGTTCTCCAGCCGCTTTAGTTTTTGAGCAACAATCTCTTCTGTTGTGCCAGTAGCTTCTTTGGTATTGTAGGAGCCAGACGCGAAAGTATCCTTACCAATATATGGATTAACATACAGAACGAAAGGAGCCGTTAATGGGTCTGTCGATTCGCTGCTACCACTTGCAATATTTGCCGCACCAATTAGTTGACGCAATCCCTCAACCGCTGTTGCAATTTGAGAGCGAAAACCAGCCTGTGATACCGAAAGGTTATCGACGGCTCCGGTCTGGCCACCTGGAACGAGCTGTGCCACGCCGCTTTAACTCACTGCTGGTTCACTCTAGCAGTGATCACTCAATTCCCTGTCTCAGGGCAATCTCGCCAACGGTTACGAAATTCAATGAACCGACAATCGCTTCCCCGGCGCGAGTGTTGATGGCTACGTTGGTAACCATTAAATCGCTAGCATAATACAAATCGCCAGGCAGGAGCTTTCTATGACTCAAGCGATTGTCAATCATCCAGAACTCACCGTCCGCCTTGCATCCCTTTTCCGTAAGAAGAAGAAGGTTCAAAAGCATGGTTGCATCACTGAGAGTGCTACTGCTTTCTCTTTCAATAAAAAAGTCCATGGTTCCGCTACCACTTACAATTGACTTAACGGCATCGCCAAATCGCTCACCGACAGAAGTTGTGTCAATCTCGGAAGCTGTTAAATTCAGTGACCATTCAGCAAGCATTCCTTGAATCATCCAATCAGTATCATTTATGTTTACATTAATTTCAAGAGTTCCAAAGTCAAGGCTACCAATGGGAATTCGATCAGCCATCCTGCCGGAAAGCGCAGCACCTCGATTTCTATAAAAGCTCAGCCTATCTAGCTGATCTCTATTTGCGTAGTAAACAGCAGAAGTCGTAGGTTCACCAACTGGTCCGGTAACATAAAAAAATGCGTTATCGTTTTGAGAATAAAAAGCACTTGAGTCGCTAGTAATATGAATTCTATTTGGGCCGAGTTGCCACTTGGACCCAAAGTACATTGCGTGTCCGTCTGGGGAGTCGAATCCGTCTCCATCAGCATTAAACGGGATTCCACGCTCGCAAGTAATGGTTACCCTGTCACCATTCCAAATACCTATACTTGAGTTTGATAACGTGTTGGATGCAGAATTAATTGCATCAGAATCAATTGTTACCGGATCTGGTGCATCTCGGCGAAGTTTTACGATTCCGCCAGCGCCAAGAACTGCCATTAGTAGGTGCCAACGATTGGGCCAGTTACTTGAAAGTTAACACTGCAGGCAATAATTTCCCCCGCCGAAACAGGCGTACCAACCTGAGTGATCAGTGCCGATGCTTTCATTGTTTTGCCAAGTGCAGCATTGAGCACGAATTCAACTTGTTCCGTGCTACTGGAATCGCTTAGGATTGAATTCAGAAGATTCCTGGTTGCAGTATCTTCTGGGTCGTACATAATTGTTGCGCTTCCACTGGCTCCACGCAGTCCAGACACAAATGTACGATCATCCGAGCCAAGCGCTGTATCTTCAATAGCGTCTCGACTAACATCAAGGCTAAAGTCCTTGCACTTTGCAACTTTCGTTCCGTTGAATCGAAGCTGCCCACCAGAGCCGGTGATCACTGCCATTGTGGAACCTCATTTATTGACTCTGCCCACATGATAGCGAGGCCAAGGAGGCGCAAGGAATTGATGTATTTTTCACTAAGCAATAGCTCGCAGCTCAACAGTAATATTTACCTTTGCGCGTTGCTCCTTGTCGCTTGACTTTTCTGGCGGCTGATCTGGAATGAATCTCCACCGCAAACCAGGAAGAGTAGGTGCGTTTCCAGGCTTCCAAATCTCTGACGGCAGATCAAGGTCAATCATCCCGCAATCAGAATCAAGCCAGGCTGCCTCTATCGCTTCCCAGTCGGCCTCTGGGCGCACATCAAACCGCAGGGAGACACCAGCATCGACCGCAAGGCTCCCACGCCGCCTCCTAAAGGTCGTGCCAGCCTCCGAACGGGTTTCCGTGATGGGGACGGCTGGGGGACGGTATTCCCGGCTGCTGGGTCGGATTGCTGGAAAGTTGACGCTCATTGGATCGGGTTCGCAGAGGTTTAAGTGTAATAGTATTTTTAGCCGTACCCAACTGGCCATATCTGCCCAGTTGTAAGGAGCCTTACTTCGTATAGCTGCTGAAAATATGCCTGGAGAACAGGGTCAAAGCCAGCGGTAACATAGTTGATCCCCCCAGCAGTCTGATAGCCAGGGGTTACGGGATTGACACCATTGATTATGACGGTAGACCCAGTAGGGGCCACCCTTTGTTGAGGCCCAAGTTCTCGTTGGACTGCAATTGTGCCAGCATAGATAGCTGCATCCCACCGGCCTGCTGAGATGTTTACCTGAGTCGCTTCGTGGGTGATTGTAGCCATCAGATAGTCCTGGCCAGGAAGGCTGGGCTGTTCGTGACGCCGCCACCGCCATCCCCATTAGTGAAAGCAAGGATTTCATACTCCTCTACCCCAGGAGTCACTGTTGCGTTATCCTGGATAGCCAGGATGTTGCTATTTTTGATCATTGTTATGCCAAAATCTGAAGGAAGGTCAGCGGCATGGATGGATGTAAGTCGGAGCCCAGTGAAGATTGGGTTGAAGTTTGAGCCAGCGCTTGGGTTTCGATTGGTTGTCCAGCCAGGTAAGACAAAACCAGCTGCAGGGAAAGCAGTGTAGTAGTTATTGGGATAGTTAACTGGTAAGCAAAACATGTTTACTGTCACTCCATAGTTGGCGCCGCCAATGCCACCTACTGAAGATCCAATCAAAAGCTCGCGTGTATTTCTATGAAGAGCAACAACATTAAGTTTCCTATCTTCCATGTTGAGGCCATAGATACCACTATGGTATCCAAGGTTTAAGTCGAAGAAAGACCGGAACGTTGTCCCTGCTGGATCAATCGTAAAAGTACCCCACCCGGTTCCCGTCCTTAACGTGAAGAAAGCGCGACCACCTGATGTGTAGCTAGTAACTGAAAAACTTATTGATGTAGAAAGATTTATAAGTTTAGTGCCTTCACCGGGATTCAGAGTGCCACTATTCTCCCGCCAGTCTACCCCTTGTGTACCAACAGAAGTACCCGCCCCCCGTGGGTAATGCGTGGTAGCGTTCCATCCCGTACTAGTTAAAACCCAGATACCAGAACCTTGGCCACCATCAGCGCCAAAAACAAACTGGTAATATGTTTTACCATAAGTCTTACTAGAGTTATAGGTAATCTCCAGTACTCGATGTTCGTAGCCACCATTGGTGAAACTATCAAACCAGTCGGTCATCAGACCGGCATCAATAAACGCTTGCTTCACTGCATCGCAAACCTGCCCGATGTTCCACGGGGCCTGAGCGATACGGGGAATTTCAACAACAGCCATGATTAAGCCTCTTGGGGGAAGATCGTGATGGTCAACGTAACAACCGAAGACCCAGCACTTTGCTTAATTAGTCTAACATAGACAAGGCCAGAGCTGTCTCCTTGCTGTATTGAGACTGGGTTTTGGATAATTGTTTGCCCTGCTGTTGTTGTTACGTTTTCAGAATAAGGCTTGTTGTCTCTTAAATTTATCATTGCTTGCAAGGTGCCGCCAGGACTGCTCCTGGTATCCGCCGCTCTCTGTGCGCTTGATCGGTAGAGCCTTACCCAAGACGGCTCAGACAACTGTACGGACAGCAATTCCGCCAGCTTCCCGACATTCATGGTAAAATCAGCTACACCAAATTGCGCTAATACTCCGGTTGTGAAGCTGATACTAATTCGCCCTCCAGAAATTAAATCAGTAATGCCACTTACTGTAACCGTATAAAGAGCTGTTCTTCCAACCCTGACTACTCGGTAGGTGCCGGAAGCCGAGCCGCTTATATCAATAACTGAGCCGCCTGGTTCAACTCCAACCGTAAAAGCATTTGACGTAAAACCGCTTGAGAGAATATAGTAAGGAGTGCGTTCAAGTAACCCAATAGGTAGTATGCCGGAATTAGACAAGAAACTGATTTCGTTGCCTATTGAAAAAGAATGGCTAGCAATGTTGCATGTATTGGTGCTTGTATTAAAGGTAACAGGTAAATTAAGGGATTGATCGGCAGCCGAAGAGCTTGTTACGCGACACTGCAGAACGTAGACCCCATTAGCACTAAATGTGGCAACAACGCTCCTTGTATTGGTTGTGCTGAATTGTACCAATCCGCCCGCTGGCACCACCGGCACAGACCAAGAATAGGCTACATCGGCGGCAGATCCAGAAATTGTAGCTGTATATGTTGAAGTTACGGATGCCATAAAAGGTGATCCAGGAATTAGGAACCAGGAGAGAGGGACGCGGCGCCAGAAACAGTTACACCACCAATCGTTGTAGATGTGGACGCTGATACTGCCAGAATTGGATGGCTGGCGGTAATCGTGACACCGTTACGGGTCACGGCACAGTTTGCTGTCTTGGCTCCTGTGCTTGTTGCTGAAATAGTCGTAATTGAAGCCGATGGCGTTCCAAACGTTAAACCAGCTCCAGACCAGAAATAAGTAAAGCCAGCACCAGTACCGTTGACTATGGCTGAATAGTTTTCTGGTGAGTTAATGGTTAGCGTTGATGGACCGATAAGTGTTACCCCGTCAAACGATTGCAAAATAATTCCCGGTTGATCTGTTGTGCCGATTGCACCGTCTATCACCCAGTTGCCAGGAATATCCCAGCCTGTAATCACCTGGCTATATCCACTTTCATCAAGCGGCCACGACATTGAAGTAACCTGTATTGTTCCTTCTTCCGTAAATCCCATGCTTTGAACTTTGTAAACAGGCTCAACAGAATTAACCTCAGCAATGCAAAAAACAGCTTGAGTCGGATTCAAAGCTTTACCATTGACTATTGTTATCTGAGTCTCCTGAACAGCGCCAACTCCAGTCCAAAGTAGTACATCGTATGTGCCATCCGTAATGGAATCATTATTGATAATTGTACCATCTTTTAGAATTACACCATTGCGTGGAGCGGCGTAGCTAACTGTTTCCATTGCAAGCTTGAAGCATCGCCCAGGAACAAGAGTTGCCTGCTGTGGCGGAACTTCAAAAGTTACCTGATGCGTCATTAATCTCTTGAATCTTGTCTTAAGCTTTGCGGCATCAATTGCATGTTTTTCGCTGGTGCAAAAATCTGTCATGTCTATTGTTTCAAGAGGTGCCGCATCGCTTACGCCAGCTTCTCTTACGGTAACTTCACGAATAACGGGAAAAAGACCACGATTGCTTCCATCGCCTTCTGAGCGCCTTTCTTCACGCCACTTGACCGACACCCTAATTGGTTGACGATCAGCCTGATCAAAGTAATTGACCTTAAATGTACCTTCTTTAATAACGCCAGCATTGAACAATCCTTTTACTTCCTCAGTCTCGTCAAACAGGATAGCGGGTTGCAGATAGCTTATTCCATTCTTTGTTACAAGATCAAGAAGGAAGAGGGCGGCTGTATCTGTTCCCCATGAACGCATATTGACTGGATTTGACAATGCACCATCCCAAAAGTATTTTCTGTTTCTTGTCCAGGTTGTAGCAGCAGCAAAAGAAGGGTAGTTAATTTGCTCTGGACTTACAATCGTACCAACACCGTAGCGAGTATTCGTAAGACCAGTCAGAAGTAAATCAGGGAAAGAATGAGAAGCTGCAAGTCCTTGGTTTACATAAACACTAAACTGGCCCAGGTTTGATACTTCTGTTGAGCTACGAATATTTACAGCAACAAGGGTGAGATTGTCGTAGGTTGCTGGAACTGGTGAATTATCAATAACATTAACGTAAGAAATCTCATGCTCTGGACTTGTGCAGCTAGCGGAAAATTCCTCATAAACGAACTGCTCGGCTAACCGCGCCCAGTCATCTACGATATTGTCTCCATCAACGTAAGGAATTCCAAAGTTTCCGCTTGATGGAATCGTACAAGGCATTTGAAACTCTGATTTCTGACGATCAAGAAAAGTGCCGGGTACTCTGACAACGGCAACGCCATCGGTAACCGTCAACAAGCTTGATAGCCGTGCATCAATTACCACAAGCTGACCGCTGGCAACATTGCTACGAACTTCCCATCCACTTACTGGTAAATACTCAAGTTCCCAGCGCTGACGAGAAGGAAATTCAATGCGGTTATACCAGTATTGCTGCTGCTGCGTACTTCCAGATACGCCAAACAACTGCGGAAATTCAGACCAACTAGAAGAGCTACCAGCAATCCTGTAACGCAAACGCCAAAAGCTGTAACGAGTTTCGATTTGCGTAATTGTACCAGACTGAAATATTGTTACGTCAAGAATTTGCCTGGGCGCCAACAGCAAGGTGTCGTAAATAAGACAAGCGTTCAGGTCGATCCTTTCGTAGCTAGGAGAGTCTTTAATGTTGCAGAATCCACTGACCCTGATGCCAACTGTTGATTTGCCGCCCACTTCCACAACTTGAGCCGGTTGTGGTATGGCAATCGTTGCCCTGGCTAGTCGCATAATATGCGGTGCAGCCGTGCCACATCTTGTCCCGCCAGAGCCAGGAACATCACATATTCCTGGAGATACAATTATGAAGGTTGCAACGACAGAAACGCCACCACCAATCGGCTGATTTTCTACATCAGAATAAAATGTATCATCTGATGGCGTCCTGGACTTGCAAATTCCAATTGCAGACCCGATTCGATAGGTTTCTCCAACAATGATCGAGTCATCCCATTGACGTTGCCTGCCAGCAACGGCAGCGCCAATGTCACCTTTTAGTTCTGAGAAATTACCGCTAGTAAAAGATTCTGCAGCCGAAGTGGCAGAATCAAGCAGGTAGTCCAATTCGTCATCGACAAGTAAGTTGCTGTCGGTAATGACTGAACCATTGCGGCGAAGCGTGATAAGTCCGGCTCGGCTCTGGTTGATAGAATCGTTCTTTTGTCGCTGAACCAATGCTGAATTATCGGGAGAGCACTGAATCTGGGAATACCCTCTAGCAGTCCAATACTGTGAAGCTTGGACAATGTTTACGTTAAGAGCTGGGCGCATCGACGGATTGAGTCGATAAGCTAAGCCGTTACCAATTGGCGAGTAAACACCAAATATGTTTTGACTGCTTGGCCGGTATGTATAGCTGGTTGCAGGAACCCAAGCATTATTAAGTCCGCGAACTTGAAATACGTCAGCCGCTCCAAGATTTTCAGAGTTACCTGGATCACTGCTTGCAAGCCTTCCAGCAATCCGATCAGTTGAACGAATGCGGCCACCATCAGGCCGATGATAAATCGTGATCCTTGCGCTCGATTCGCCAGCAGCACCAAGATCGTAGGCACTTAATAAGTTTTCGCCAAAGGCACACTGCTGGGGATCAATACCAGAAACAGAAGCCTCCCCAACAAGGTAAATCGCTCTTAGCATTTGACTTCCGCCAAGAGAGTACATCTGCGACCAAATCATTGGGCAGTTAACACGCACCCCGCCGTAAGTTGAGTCACCAATGGTTTCACGGTTAGCCCAAACGACGGGAATGGTTGCGCCAAGCTCAACTACATCTTGAGTGCTGGAAATTCCCTGCTTTGGTGTAAACTCAGTTCTACTTACAATAGACTGTCCTTGCTGCTGTTGCTGCCTCAGCTCTCCCGGCTTCTTGGGTTGCGTTTGCCTGGGACGAAGTAGATACGAAACAGCAGTGAGTACAGCGGCAATTGCTAAATTGATTAATATAGATGCGACAAGTCCAGGTGGGCCAGCCGCAGCCAAAGGGGCGGTAAAGGGAACTGCTGAAGCAACTGGCCCCTTTGCCGGTCGCTGCCTATGAAATCGCTCTTGTTCCAACAGGAAGTCTCTATACTCCTGCTCCGTAACGCCAAGTATTGAAATAATTTCTCTATCGGCTGGAAGCAGCAGTCGCTGGCGCTTTTTCCCAAGCATTAGAAGCTGACCTCTCCATTTGGTGGCAATGCACCGACCATTGCCTGTGTCAATACTCTACGTGGCCAGTCGGAGCCAATGGCGTCCAATGGACTTCCAAGGCGCAAGCTTACTATTTGAAGATCGTGATCAAAGCCGGTAACAGCATAGTTATCGACCATCTCGACTCCAGTTTCATCAAGTGTTAACGGATCAAGCCATACAGTGCGTACCCTAGCAATCCAAAAATCATCTGATGCTTGCTTCCAAATATTTAAGCCAAGCACACTGGTATGAAATGCCAGCACCGCTTCCGCATTTGGAAAACCTAAATCAATACTTGCGCCACTATACTCAAATGGAGCAAATAAGAATTCAACACCCTTGTAGGTGCGTATTTCACCCTGATGAAATTGTTGAAACGCATATCCAGTTGGTGTGCCAGCTTTCGTTAAAAACTGCACATAGACGCCTTCGCTAATGTCGTAATCCATTAGATCCCCATTGACCTGCGAGCCGCAGGACTTGACTGTAGCAGCCTTGTTTGCTTGGCGTTCCCGCGAGCTGAGCTTGCATCAGCAATTGCTTTTGCTTGTTGAACAGTAACAACATCAAGCTTGCCAACTTGAATAGTTTCAATCCTAAGTGGCGCAGGACTCTCAGAAGAGGCTGTCTCCTGCGATCTAGTAGAGGTTGCAAGTGCTTGCCTTGATTCAGCAAACATTTTACTTTGCGGTGCAAAGCCATTAGTCCCGACCGCTCCTTTGCTGCTATCACTTTGCGATACCTGTTGCAACGCTTCGCGGGAGGCAGCAACCTCCTGGCCAGCCTGCTGCAACGCTTCGCGGGAGGCTGTTGCCATTCCGCTCGCATCGACGCCCAGACGCCCCCCTGGCCCCCTTGAAAGAGGCATGACGGCTTCTGGCCCCGCCTCGCCCATCACGCCGTTACTGAGGGCTCCTCCGTTGGCGAACTGAAATAGTGTTGGCGAAGAAACAACAGAGTTTGTAAACGCTCCACCATTTGCAAACTTAAAACTACCGCCTGCTGGCATAAAGGCTTGGCCCGGCAACTGAAAGCCACTTGCGATACTGCCAGTCGCACCACTAAGGCCAAAGCTACTTAGGCCAAAACCAATCAAATCAAGAATTATCTTTTGCGCCATCATCTGGGTTGCCATTTCAAGGAAATGCTCGCCAGTTTTCTGGAAGAAATCAGCCAAAGCCTCTCTTCCAGATTTCGCACCAAGGAATACAGCCTTGAAGCTATCGCTGAAAGCGCCGCCAATTGCTTTCGCACCTCCGATAACTTGATTCGTTGGATCAATTAAGCTTTGAATATTTTCACGAATTTGGACAATCTCATTTTGAACCTCAGACGCTCTTGTTAATCGAGCTTGTTCTGCCGCCTTTGCTGAATCGCCACTTCCGGCTGTAAGCTCTTGATTGTAGGCCTGTGCTCCAGCGCCAAAGAATCCAACATTTATAGCAGCATCACGATTCCTGAGCTGTAGTCGCTTCTCTGCAATTTCAGAAATAAATCGCATTTCCTGCTGAGTCTCAAGCATTGCCTTGTCTACGGCAAGAGCAGCTTCTGTATTTGCCAGATATTTTGCGGTTGCCTCAACAAGCTTTTCCTTTTCCTTGCCGGTTAGCTTTGTATTTTTTAGTATAGTTTCGTTCTCACTTCTAACTTGCTTCAGCGTCTCCGCCGATCTTGCGTCAAGTGTTGCAATTGCCTGCTTTTCGGAAGCCGTTGCATCAATTGACATTGCCTCTGCTTTGAGTATGTCAAGCTCACGGTTCTTCTGTTTGACAGTATTCTCGCCTCTTGCAGCATCAAGTACCCTCTGAAGCGCACCTTCTTCGCCAAGTTTGTTTAATTTTTCCTGAAGAGCAATTGCATCCTGCTTGATCTTGTTACCTTGATTGTCAAGTGCTGTCTGCTGTCCGCTAATTTTAGAGACAGGAACACCGGGAATTGCTGGACGGGCTTGAACTACAGCATCGTTAGTATTTGCTTTTACAATGGCGGCCTCTGTGTTTGTGCGGCCAGCGGCGGGTGCAGCGCTTGCAGATTGCGCTGCCCCAGACCTAGCAGCAGTAGTTACTGCATCGACAAGGTGGCCAAGCTGAAAAGATTCCCCATTTGGCCCTTTAACTGCCAACCCGCGACCCAGCGCACCGCGAATTCCCATATCAGTTGACTGCCAGCCAGGGCGCAAAGCAAATGGTGTTGCTTGATCAATGTAATAATCCTGTCCAATGTATCCATGCCCGCCAGGCCCGTAAGCCCCTCGCCCCAAGCGTCCAGAAGTTTTGATGCTTAATTGTGAAGCGGTCATTCCATTAAAGCTGAGCGCACTATCGACCCAACGGCGTAATGCCTCTATACTTGGGCCACCCTGTGCATGTAAGTGAGGCCCCGAGCTTCTTCCAGCGCTTGCATCTAGCTGTCCACCACCCGTCTTCCCCGCGTAGGCCCCATCGCCCATCGCCTGCCCCTGGTAGACGGGCGAACCGCGATCACGCTTGATTTGTATGTCTTCTTCTTCCCTCATAACACTCCTACGGATTTCCGCAATCTTCCTCTCCTGTGCAATTCTGTAATCTTCAATTTGAACTTCGTAGTTCAGGGTTGCGCGGCGAATTGAGTCAGCTTCACGGGCGAGTCCGTAAATGTAGTTTTGCGTATCGCGCTGTTGTTTTGCAATGTCAATCTCAAGACTGCGACGAGCTACTTCAATCTCGGCTGCATTTGTACTACGCATCTTCACCAGATCGGCTTCCGCTGAAAGAACAGCAGCGGCCCTGCCCTCTTCATTGGAGATCATCTTGCTGTACTGGAGGTCTACGGTATCAATTGCAATTTGCTTTCTGAGGCGATCATTTGAAATTTGATCACGCTGGATTTGTTGCTGTTTGTTGAAAATATCGTCGTTAACGCGACGCTGCAAATCAATACCCTGTCTCCTAAGGTCAATAAGTTGATATTCAAATTGACGACTTTGATTCTGTGAATTTCTGATTAAATCTTCCGCTTCAATTTTTCTCTGTAATAGCTTGTCATCCTTGTCTCTGTCTTCCTGGCGCAACTTATCCTGCTCTTCCTGCAGTTTTAACGGATCAATGTTTGCTTTTGGCAGATTAAGCGGTCCAGCCTGCCCTTGGAATTTTGCTCTTATCGCAGCATCCGGTTGTGCGCCGTACAGGTTTGCCTGCTTTTGTCTTATGTATTCTTTTTTTACATCTGCTGGCAGAGAATCAATAAAGTTTTGCTCATCTACTTTTTTTCTAGTTCCGCTAGTGAATAGATTAATCATGTTTGCCGTCCATTCAAGCAAACCCGCAAGCGGACCGGCGATAGCTGCCTGTATCTGCAGGTTTAGCTCCGCCCAAGCTTTTCCAAGCCTTACGCTTTGATTGTCAAGATTTGCCATATCTCGCATGGCGAGTACACCAATCTTCTTAGCAAGTTCTCCTTGAATTATGGCAGCAGCTTTTGTTGAGTTGCCGTATTCAATTAGGTTTCTGATTTGTAGCTGCTGTGCTTGATCAGCTTTTAAGGAAGCATTGGAAAGGGCTAGACCGCTATCTGCCAGTTTTTGAAAGTTTGTAATTGGGTCTTGCAGTGAAGCAGCGGCATCCTTGGCAGCGGCTGTAACACCGTCCAGGGCCGATCCCACTGCAGTTCCAATCAGGGACAGGCCAAAGCCAAGGCCGCCCCCGGCAAAGCCGCCCAGGGCACCACCCAAGCCACCGCCAGCGGCTGCACCGACTCCCTGGCCAAAGAGCAGCGGGAAGGCGCCACCGATCAGGCCCTCACTAATGGCAGCACCGCCTCTCGCACCAAATCTACGCTCAAGGAACGGTGTTTGATTGAAGATGGGGCTCCCTGGCATATTCACGCCGCCACCAATTGGCGAAGACGGATAGCCGGTGCTTTGGCTCTTAAGTATTTTTTCTCTTTGTCCGTAAAGCTGTATGCTTCGTGAGATAACAGACAAAGCCTCGTATTCAGCATCAAGATTTTTTGAGGTAATATTAAACGTCCCAGACAAAATTCTATTCTCCTGATTCCTAATTGCAATTCTTTCGCTTGCTGCGTTAAGCCCCCTTGCCTCAAGTTCGACTACTTTTCCAAGCAGTATTCTGTTAGCATTGTAAATAGAAGTTAGCTTTTTTTGCCCATCAATTGGGGCGCCTTTTGCCATACCATCGGGCTTCACTGTTCCAACTGGATAGCGATTGCCGTAGATTTTTCTTTGACGCTCCTGTTCTTCGTTGTACTTTTGCTGGAATCGCGTACCGCTTTTTACAGACTCATTAAATTGATCCTGATCTGTTTTCAGTCTCTGTATGCCACGCCCAGTAGCGTTAAGCATTTTTGTGTCAGGTAAAAAGCGATTGTATTCCGTGTCCACTGCGCTAACGCTTTTTGCAAGCTGTGAGTTCGCTTGTGCAAAGCGCAAAGTAGACTGAGCCTGATCGGCAGTTCTTGCTCCACCAAGTCTTTCAATGTTTCTTCCGGCTCCACGCCTTGCGCCACCGCGAATACCAGGAAGACTTTCATCCCCAAAGGGAAGTGCAAGCTGCTGCAGTCCACCCTGGAAGTAATAGTCAAGAGCTTCGGCTTTTGTTATTCTTTTTGCTGATTTAATTTTTTCTTCAACTTGCAATATCCTTTCTACTGCAGTGAGCCTTTGCTTTTCAAGCGCAATTGCGGATTTCAGCCCTTCGATAGTAGCTTTTTTGGTTGCTTTCTCTGCTTCAATTAAATTACTTGCTCTTACTTGGTATCCTTCGTTGATCTGTTTATCGGAGATTCCGAATGGATTGTATTTTTTGCCTTCCATCCCACCTAACACTTGCTGAAGTTTTTCTGTTTCAGCAAGCCCTTTCATGTAATCGCTAGCTCTTGCATCTAATACTTTGTTTATTTGCTTATCGGAAATTCCAAATGGATTTGAACCGCGACCCTCCATTGCACCAAGGGCAGATTGCATCGGGGCTTGTGTTTTCGCCCTCCTGACTGAAGCCTGCGATTCTCTCTCTAGGCGTGAAATAAAAGCATTGGCTTTGCGAGTGGCCTCAGAAAAGGCAAATTGATCACCTGAATTTGCCGCCTCCGTGATCGGATTAGCAAGATTTCTGGCTCTCCTTAATCTTGATCCAGAAACCATTCCCTGGTCTTCTACTGCAGAAATTCTTTCAAGCGTTCTTCTGCTTGTTTCAAATGCTTTACTTCTGAGCGAGCCTCCCCTATTCATTTCATTTTGCGCTTGCACCACTCTTCCCATTTCGGTAGCAAGAGCCGATACAAGTCCACGATTTCTTGATGCTGCGCCGCCAATCGCGTTGTAAGCCGCTTGAGCCTCCCTGGCTCTTTCCTGTAATTGCGGATCTAGGCGAGTACCACCGCCGCCCCTCCTAAAAGCTTGCAATTGTCTTTCAAAAAGTATGGCAGCAGAATTTTGCCTTGATTCAATTTCTGCTCTTCTTTCCGCAAGCTTAATGGCCTCCCTCTGGCCGGTGATCTGGTTTCCTACAATCGCCTCCTCTGATCGCCCCCTTGCTATGGCTCTTCTTGAAAGAAACTCTTCCCCCCTAGCTCTTCTTTGAACTGCATAAGCCTCAAATCTTGCCTGCCTATTTGGATCTCCTGTAAATCTTCCGCCCTGCCCACGGGGAGGCTCTGTTCCAATAGCATTGAGTCGAATTTGAGTTCTTTGAATTAGTTGGGTTGCGCTACGCCACCTTCTTTCAATTTGATCAATTGCTGCTTGAACTTCACCCAAGCTAGAGGCAAGTGCATCAATACTTCTCTGTCCATTCAGAATTACATTGATTTGAGCTTCGTAACTTGCCACTGCTGTAAAATCCCCGCCCCGTTCCAGGAGTCTAGCTAAGCACGAAAAAACCGCCCCGAAAGGCGGTTATCGTTGACGCTTGATTTTTTCCATCTCTGCGGCCTGTCGCTTGCTTTTAATTGCAAAGTAAGCGGCCCAGAGACTCATCTCTTCATCTGTTACCTTGCCCTTAAGCTCGGAAAGGGTACAGTGAAGAACTTCAGCGAGAGAAAGCTGAAAATAAAGTCTGCCGTCAGACTCTAGCTCGCTCTCAATTACTTTTGGCGTCTGGCTCTGCGCTGTTTGAACCCCTCGGCCTCAGTACACACAGAATCATTTTCTGTAGATCCTCGTCCTCAACTTCCATCTTCAAAACGGGAATGTCGCCAGGCTTGAACAGCTTTTGACCGTTTTCATCAAGTGCCTTTGCGATTAGCAATTGCATTGCAAAATCACCAGCGCTGTCAGACTTGGCATCTTTTTGCGCCCGTTCACGCTCTGCAGCAGTAAGCGGAGCAGCGTAAAATGTCACCTCGTCACCATTCTCAAGGGTGACAACTTGTCTGATCGGTTCAAAATTTGCAGCCTTGCGAAGGCGATCAATCGCTCTGATCGTGGCAGCCGGGGAAGCCTGGGGTGCGCTCATAAAAGGAGAAGCGTTCTAAGGAACTCTACCGCATCAAAGCAAAACGGTCAATAAAAAGCCCCGCATAGGCGGGGCAGTCTTAATCCGTAGCTGATTGTGATCAAGCCGCTTGGGCAAGATCAATCGTTGGAGGACCAGCAGGACGGAAGTTGATCGAAACGCTAATTGCGTCATCGGGATTTACGTTCATGCTTGCACTTGTAAGCACAACATCCATAGCGATGGAGCGTGACTTGGTTTCATCGGTGGTAGTGCCAGTAGAAACAATGCGATCAACGTAAAGACGAACCGCAGCACCTACCTGATTGCGTTGAAGAACGTCTTCAATCATCCGGTTTGCAAGTGCGGAATCTTCGTCCGTCATGTAAACGGTCGCGCTTCCCGTGCCATCAGCGAAACCAGTGATGTAGCTCTTGAAGGGAGCGTATTGACCGGGAGCCTGGCCAATAGTCGTAACGTCAATCTCGCTACGAGTAATCTCAAACGTCCAGTCACGAACTTGCGCTACAATTGCGTAATCCGAATAATGAACATTGAATTCATTTGGCGCGGAAACGGTGCCAGCGGTAGTAAGTGTTACCGAAGTGCCGCCAAGTGTGGCAGAAACCTTGAGAACGCCGGTAGCGTGAACATAAGAAAGGACGTAGTACGTTGTACCAGCAACCAGGCCAGCGGGCAAAGTACCAGCAACAGTGCCGCCCTGAGCATTGTAAACGCTAAACTTGACGGGATCACCAACCTTGAAATTAAGATAAGCATCAATGGTAATTTCAGCGCTAGCAAAAGCGACGTTAGCGGGAAGAAAGTTAGCGCTAGTGCTGGCAGGCTTGTAAGCAAAGGCGCCAGAAACGCCGGAAAGAACGGTTGCGGGCATGGCAGGTCAGGGGTAACGGCTTGCGGGCACTGCCCAGCTAGGAACAGAATAGCGATTCAACT